TTGATTTCCCCGGCCTCAATCCGGGGAATCAGCTCCTCAACATACGTAAGCATATCCCGCCTGATCTCGTCAAGGTGCTGCTCGTCTTGTGTTCTGAATGAAATAATGTTAGTCATGCCTGTTTCGCCAACTTAATAGCCTCTTGCAGTGATGCCAGCACTGCCTCCGCCCGCTCAATTTCTGATTGTAACACCGCGTCCGGGGTGATGACCTTCATAATAGCTGCGGTATCATCGCCATCATCCATATCCCCGGACATAACCCATTCAACGTCATGAAGGGCCTCCGCAACAAACATGAGGTGCCTTGCAAAAGCCAACTGTTCTTTGGTTTTTGAGCGGGACAAGATCGTTAATCTAGCATCCTCTACCCGGCTATAGAGGTAATCCAAAGCTCCACCAGACATAAATCCTCCTTGTGTGTTGGTTGGTGCGAACCGTCATTGTCGGATTCCCCTCCTTCACAGCTCCTTCTCCGAATGGCTCCAGGGGGCACAATGACGGGATTATTTACCGCACCATTTCAGCACTGCGGTTGCAACATCCTCACCCTTGGCGGAGGACACAGTGCTGAAAGGGGGCGGTTGCCGGGATACGCTCCCGGCGGGCGGTTGTTAAATTTAACCTAACACAAATAAAATGGGGGTCAAGAGGATTTTTCAACGGAGTTCTTTATCCTTGCTTCCGCAATATGGAAATATTCCTGCTCCCGTTCAATACCGATAAACCGGAACCCTTCCAGAATCGCGGCCTTGCCTGTGCTGCCGGAACCCATGAAAGGATCGAGAACGACACCGCCGGGCTGGGTGACAAGGAGGCAAAGGTAACGCATCAGGTCTGTGGGTTTTACAGTTGGGTGGAAGTTCGCCAGTTTAGTTGCGTGTTTCGCTTCTTCGCTTTCTCGCGGGCCATTCACCCGCATATTATTACGTTTCTCCCACAATTCCAGCCCCTCATCCCGATCTCGCTTGCTGGCCTTTGCGCAATAGAAAAAGCGGGATGCATCCCCTAACAAGGCGGTCGCTTCGTCGCCGTTGTCGTGAATAAAGTTGGCGGGCCAGCGTCCATCTGCATCCGGCTTTGGCTCTCTGTTGTAGTTCTTTCCGCTCATCGAACGGTTTTCAGATTCATTACTCCCAGAAGCACTCCCACCACTGACATCATCAGGATCACGGGGAATCCTGCACCCATCCACATTGATTGCCCCGGTCCCATACTCCAGCACGTTAGCTGCCACTGTTCCTATCAAGGGTTTACGGGCAACCGTTACTGGTTCCAAAGCGGGCTTGAGCGCAGTGCCCCATCCTCGCCATTGGTGGGCGGCTTTTGTTGCAGGCTCTTTTCCATCAACTTCGTGATACCCAAGCGCCCGCGATTTTTCGATCCACGGTCTCGTATCGCTGGCCCCTGCCATAGTCCCGCTAGTTTCAGGGCGCGGCTTGAATCGCACTTTTTCCCTTTCAGCCCCCGCCGCCTTATCAATCGCCTTACTCACATCGTGCGATTTCGGAAACCCCGATCCATAAACCCACGCAATCATGTCGCGTATTTCAAATCCAGCATCCTCAATCTTAACCGCCATACGATGCTGCGTCCGTGTTCCAGCAAACGCCAGTAAATGCCCGCCCGGCTTTAATACACGCAGGCACTCTGCCCATATCTCAACGCCGGGGACATCATAGTCCCATTTCCGGCCCATAAATGACAGGCCGTAGGGAGGGTCAGTGACAACTGAATCCACGCTGTTTTCCGGGATGGATTTCAGGGCATTCAGACAGTCATCGTTGTAGAGCTGGTAATTCATGTAAGCTATTATCCTCAAAAATATTCCGTGGAAGGTTGTATTTCTTCCACGGAACTCCAGATTTTCAACCTTGGCAAGACAAGCAATCTTCGCTGCTTTTCTTCACCGGCATAGCAAAGGCTTCCCCATCTTCCGCCTTTGTGTCAGTCCGGCAATAATACAGCGTCTTCAGCTTCTTTTTCCATGCGTTGATATGCACACGGGAAACATAAGACTTGTCAATCGTGTTGTTGGCGTCTGGCCGGAAGAAGGTATTCACACTCTGCGCCTGACAGATATAATTCTGACGGGCTGCCGCCTGCTCAATCACCCAGTTCTGGTCGATCTCATAGGCTGTCTTGAACACGTCTTTCTCATCCTGCGTGAGCCAATCGACGTGTTGCACACTTCCCTTGCGCCGGTTGATGTCACGCCACACGGCTTCCGGGTCTTCGCAGCGTTCCTGAATGATCTTATCCAGCACCGGGTTCTTGATATAGAGCGTCCCGGAAAGCGTGTTCTGCTTCACGATATGCCCGGCCACAGGCTCAATAGACGGTGAAACCTGCCCGCAAATAAGAGAGCTGGTGCTGTTCGGAGCAATCGCAAGCAGGTTGGCGTTACGATCTCCACTGCCAACCAAGTCAGGCGCTTCACCGCGCACTGTAGCAAGGTGGCGGCTGTGTGCTTTAGCCCTGCTGCTGATATCCCGGAAGATGCTATGAGTGAGCGCAACAGACAATGCGCTTTCAAACGGGATCATCTTCCGCATCAAGAGGCTGTGCCAGCCCATCGTCCCCAGTCCGAGAGAGCGTTCCCGATACGCAGACCATGCCGCCTTCAAGAGCGGCTCATGCTTCCTGGACATCCCTTCGCTATAGGCCAATACCCGGAACTCCTCCAGAGTATGCGGGCGATCTTCCGCCAGTTGTTCCGGCGTCAGGTTTGTGACCTTCCGCACAAAGACCGAGATGACATTATCCAGCATCTCGATCATGTCTTCCACAATCTGGGTGCCTTTCCATTCATCCCAGTAATACAGGTTCAGACTGGACAGACAGCACACGCCGGAGCGTTCTTCATTCGTGACCAGCTCGATCTCGCTGCACAAGTTACTCGTATTGATTGCAAGACCTTTCTCTTGCAACTTGGGGTGGAGCTTCCTGTTCGCTTCATCAATGAAATGCAAGTATGGCTCGCCACGTTCAATGCGAGCGGCAAGGATTTCTTCCCACAGCTTACGGGCCGGGATGACAGCCTTGATTTGTTTTGTATGCGGATCAATCAGTTCCCAACCCGTCCCTGCAATGACTGCTTCCATGAACGCATCCGGGATGTTCACTGCATGGTGCAGATCAAGGAACTTGCGCCGGGGATCGCCGCCAGTGGGTTTGCGGGCGTTGACAAATTCTTCAATTTCCGGGTGTGACACATCCAGATAAACAGCAGTAGCGCCGCCGCGTGTGCGCCCTTGCTTGAATGCCACCATCAAGGGATCAGCACACTTGATGAACGGAAGCATACCGGTGCTTTCATTGCCCCGGCTTGTCATCGTGCCGTCAGAGCGCAGGCTCCCTGCATACAAACCAATCCCCCCGGAACGGCTGCTCATCGTCGCCATTTCCGTGAGGGTGCTCATGATGTCAAACAGATCATCCTGCATTTCCGTGGTGTAGCAGGAAATGGGGAGGCCCTTCTTGTTCCCGGCATTGGACAGTACGGGACTGGCAAACATCATCCAGCCTTTAATAGCATAGCTATACAGCCGGTCTGCATGGTCTTTGTTGCTGGCATACGCATCTGCTGCCCGGCGCATCGCCTGTTCCGGCGTCTCCCCTTCCAGAAGGTACCGCCCTTCCAGAATGCGCTGCGAGATGTCATTGAAAGTTGTCACGATTAACTCCATTTGTGGCACGATTAATTAAAAAAGTGGCGCGATTATCGCTAACCGCGCCAAGTTAAGCAAGGAGACCAAAATGGCTACTTGACAAACGCACTCAAATCCGGGGGCACATAAGCCGCTCCCTTTTGCAGTTTGCCGTTCACCTTTTTATAGCTACCGTCTTTCTCCCCCTTTGTCAAGTTGCTTTCTGCAACTTTCTGGAAGGCTTCCTCGAACTTCAGGCCAAGGACCACGGCCAGCTTGAACACAAGGAAAAGAACGTCATTGATCTCTTTCGTGGCGTTCTCTTGGTCAATTTCTTCACCATCAAAAATCTCGGAGACTTCCTCCTCCAGCTCATCCAGTTCTGAAAGAATCCCCCTCCATACCGCCTTTACAAGGTCCGGCGTGGGGGCATTGATCGGGAATCCATACTTGATGCAGAAATCCTGCACCAGTCCAACGTAATCAGTTTGCATATTGATAGCCTGTCAACTTCGTAACTGTTCCACATACTGGTTCTTTCCATTCTGGAAATAACCCTAAGCTATAGCACCGTATAAAACCCGGAGGTGTATTATTGTAGTGTGTTTGCGGCGGGATGACTGGCCGGACCTCCAGATCAAAGGTCAGCCCGTACTCTGCCTCCAGCAGCTTGCGGATATAATCCGCTGCCTTCACAAGATCGTCACTGCCCCCCTTGTCACGGAACCGGGTGACATACTTCACCACATTCCCGGAGGCGAAGTCCATTCTGTTTTTCGTGATATACTCCAGCGGGGTAATCTCCTGCTGGTAATGCAAAGGCGTGTCAGTCATTGTAAAGCCTCCAAAAGCGTTTTCGTTTTTCCCATATTTCATCTTGCAGGAGGTAAACAAGTTCCTCCATAGGAATCTGCAAAATGTCGAGAAGTTCTTCCTGATCCAGTGCATCAACAATGCGCTGGTGCAGTTCTTCAGGCGTAATCTCTGAGTAGGGACTTGATTGAGATTGTCTGTATGTCGAACTCACTGTCTTCTCCAACAGTCATGAGAACAACGCCTTTGAAGTGTGCTGTAGGCGCTTTCTCGATATATTCTGGTTGATGTTCATAATAGCACCCAACATTCAGAACCTGTTGGCGGCTACCATTTTTTCTCTGGAATGCTTGGTAAACGAGCTGGTGCGTATGACCAAAAACAACAGAATTATTATACACCCTGTGTGCTTTATTTGCAATATCATTTCCACTAATCGGCTTGCCATTTGCAGAAAAAGGGATATGCGTAAAGGAAATTCCCCGGATTTTTATATCATCCCCATAAGGCACCCATACCCATTTTCGAGAATCAATCCGCAGGTCTTTGCGGATGTCTGCAAACCCGACGAAGGTTGGGTCGCGCTCTAAGTATCTGAAAAGTCTAGATTCATGATTGCCTTCAATATATACTTTTTGTGGATTGTACTGCCGCTTCTTGTTCTCTGACTGACGCTCATTATAGGCGTTGATCTTGTCATCAATCAGATCAAGCGCCTGATTCCCGGCCTCAATCTCTTTCTGATACCGAAGCCCTTCCATTTTCAATCGCTTGTCTGCATCCCAAGCGGACAGACACGCCATCTCCATGAAATCGCCGATGCTTACAATGGCTTCCGGCCTTTGTTCCACAATAAACTTACCCAGAACGTCAAAGCGACGCAGGTCTTGATCCTGCTCGACGTGAGCATCACCGATAACCAGTATCTTCATTTCCGGCTCCATATCTGGAAGAATGTGTCGGCACTCATAACCACCAGCGGCTCTTTGCGATCCGCTTTGATAAACAACAGGCCGGGGAAGTCTTTTTTGTGCTTGTCCGCCTGTTCAAATTCCTTGTAAATCGAAAATGCTTTTTTCGTTTTGCATTCAATGGCAAAGGGGAACAGTGCCCTGGCTTTGGGGGAAAGCTGTACATCTTCCCCGGTAACGCCCATAGGTGTAGAACGCACGTCATCCGGGGCCAGTTCCGGGAATAATTCAAGGAGTCTGTCCCGGACCCACTGCTGCCCCCGTCGCGCCTTGGCCTTGGCGCTGGAAATCTTTATAGCTGCCATATCTCTTGTGCAGCCTTTCTGCTATTGTCGCCCCATTGAAAGGCCGTCATATCCGGGAATAGCATCGTTGCCAGTTCTTCCGGGTCATCTGACACAGACAGGAACTTTTCCACAGAACGGCAGATAGCCATTAGTTCAGATGCAGAGGTGCTCGCATCCTCCATCGGAATCACTTGTGCTTTTTTATCAGTGGCATAGAGGAAATGTTGGTCCTTCCCGGTGGCCATTGCATAGAAGGCCCCTTGTAGGCGGTGAGAATAATCAATCGCCTTCGGCATTGCCCGCTTCGTTTTCAAGTCAACACAAGCGGACTCAAATTCAAAATCAAGGAATCCCTTAATAGGGATAGGGAATCCAATGGGCTGATATAACAGCTCCCGCTGATACGAAACCAGCGGGCCATACGGCTCAAGCTCTTTCAGGATGCCGTCAATCATTTCCGGGTTGTATGGGTTTTCTACACCGCACAGGCGGTCATACACTGCCTTCTCAGCATCAAGCCCCCGCTGCATCGCGGGGGATGATTCGTCTTTGACATTATACAGATACCGGACAACCCAAAGAGCTGGGGCAGTCCGAAACAGGTTCAGGCTACTGGCTGAAAGATGCTTGATCCCAAACTTGTCAAACTGCCCCTTGCTCATATCAGTACCCGGAAAGCTGTTCGACGGTGACTTTGCCGCCGAAGAAATCTGCAAGCTGCTCCGCACCAGCGGCAACAGAGGAGATTCCATCCGGGTCCAGCTTGCCAGCAATGTACAGCTCCGCCGCAATTTTAGCAGCGGACTGCAACATAATGGCACGTTGACGCTCTGCATCATCTTGACGGACAGGACGAGTAGCGCCGCCAGCAGCGGCTGCGGATTGTCCACCGGCCTTGGTGAAGGTGCCCTTCACAATGTCCCGGTATCCCTTGGCATTGATGACGTAATCAAACGACACCACGTCGCCGCGATCAACGGCAACAGCGCCGGGATGCGAGTACCAGAACTCGCCAATCTTCAGGCCGGGCTTTGCCGGGAACTTCAGGGACACCCCTTCGACGGCTTGGTTCACAATCTGAGTCATACTTTAACCTCTATTTTACACTCTTTCCAGTTAGGACCATGTTCAAGATCAACCTTCAAGGGCAGCTCAAACTTGATATTGAACAGATTATACAGTTCTGATGGGGTGTTTTCAAGTGCTTCTTTCACAATCTTGGAAAAATCTTCCAGCATATCCAGATGCAGATCAAACAGGTAACTGTCGTGAATTGTGTTCACAGCAAGAACCTTGCCGCCAAAGAACTGGTTTTCCACCATCGCATTCAGAAGCCTCACGCCTGCAACTGCCACGACCATGGTAGCAAAGTGCTGGATGGGGTAGTTTTTGATATGCGTGGGTGAGATCGAGAGCTGCTTTGTCTCGAATTTCTGGAACTGGGGGAATGACAGCTTTGCCCCAAACGGGGACGTATAAACAGCGGTGTTGGCCGGAACAATGACAGGCTGATTATAGTCGTCAAGATACGGTACTGCTTTAACCCTGTCCCGCAACAGCGGGATTTTATGAGTGTTTTTTACGATATTATCTTCGGCAAGGGACTGCACATTTTCATAATAATGCTTAACTGCCGGATACCGTTCTTCCTCTTTCTCAAACATTTGTTTCACGACATCCACCGGGATTCCGGTATCCAGTGAGATGGATGCAGCACCGGCCCCATATTCCTTGGCAAAGGAAACGCCTTTCGCCCGTTTCCGAGCTTGCACAAACTCATCATTCTTGGCTGCGACCTCTCGGATAAAATCATCATAGGTGGCCGGCCTTCCCAAGATTGCCGGGGACTCGGCAGCGAAAGCGGCGCGGAGGCAGTGAAAGTCCACGCCCGACAAAACATCCTCAATGAATCGCCTGTCCTGCGTGCAATGTGCCTTACATACAATCTCTAGTTGTGAGAAGTCCACCTCCAGCAGCGTCCCTTTGTCCCCAAACCGGGACGTAAACGCTTTTTTGAACTCTGTCCGGTTGGTCAGGTTCTGAATGTTCGGGTTTGTGCTGCTCGTCCGCATGGTAGCGGTAACGGCGTGATTGATATTGGCGTGAATCTTGCTGTCCGGGAACACAAGCTGGGCAACAGCGTTGCCGCTCTTGCTCTCCACATAGGTGGAAAAGTCCTTCGATACACGCCGGTAATCAGACAGCAGCTGAAAGAACGGGTCTTGATCCTTCAACGCCTGCACCACATCATCGCCGGTACTAACGCCTTTCTTTGTCTGCCATTGTGGCAAAGGCTTGATACGGAACAGGTTCACCGGGATAGCGTGATCCTCCCACCTCATCCGGACTTGGCCTGCTTTCTGGCCACTCTTAAACACAACCTCATTGCCCGCTTCATCCAGCAAGGGTTTCTGAATCCGATACTTAATCTCACCTCCAAACATGACAGCAGAAAGGTGATCTGGCGAATCAGGGTTGAGAATCCCCTCCGGTATCTCCGGCAAACGACTTTGAAGAAAATCAATAATGCTTTGACGTAGAGTGTCGCGTTCTGCCAATACCGTTTTATGGTATTCAGATACCCATTCAAGATTAACGTGTAGTCCATTGTACTCCATCTCCGTTGTGAGTAGCATAAAGCGGAAAACAGTTTTCGCCAGTTGCAGCATATCCTGCTCGCGCATGGCCTGAATCTGTTTTTCCGCAATCAATCGCGTGTTCGTGACATCCCCAATCAGGTATGGTTCTACCACTTCCGGGTCAATGTTCTCTGTGGATATACCGGCCTGCCAGTACTCTTTAATCATTGATTCCTTGACAGTCCCACCATACCGAACAGCCACCGTGTCAAGAGACGGCAACGATTCCCGTTGCCCCTGTAACATATATTCCGCCACCATCGTATCCCAAATGTGGTTCTGCATCAGAAAATCCCACAGGGGCATGGAGCGGGAACTACTATCCACAACGCGCCAATTGTGTTTGCGGGCGTACAGAAGATCAAACTTGATGTTATGGCCGGTGAAAATGTATTTCTTTGTGAGGTCCGGCAGCAGAAACACCCCGCCGGATGCTTCCGTCAGGGTGCTGAATTTCTGAATCTGAACCGGCTTCTTGCCAACAGCATAGCCAAGGTACACCGCCCAGTTATCCGGGCAATGCGGGGACCCCTCAAAGTTCCCCGTTTTGTTATGAATCGACGTTTCCGTGTCGAATGTCACCAGAATTGCCATATGCTGCACCATGCTCTTTCAGAATAAAATCTCTGGTTTCAGCATAGCCCCTTTTCCGGTGCGCTTCAATATCAGAAAACGCTTGGTTGATATAAAAAAGATTGTCCTCTTTGTCTTCCGGGTCCAGTTCCCGGATGTTCTGGACCATCTTCTCACGGAACTGCTCCTGCTCCACAAAGGTGCAGTACGTTTCGTAAATCTCACGCAGCTCCTTGCGTGGCACCGTCATGAAAACAGGCGTCCCCTTCATGGAGTTCAGGAACAACTCCTTGCGGTTGTTGTTCTGTAGCAGTCC